CCTCGGTGGCGGTCATGTTCGGCTGCTGCGGCAGGCGCAGCCAGGTCACGTAGAACATGCCGGAAATGCGCTCCTGCACCTGGTCGATCTTGCGCTCGGCCAGGTCCGGCCGCGAACCGGTCTGCAACGGCCCGATCCGGTCGGCGTGGCGGGTGTCGCTGCGGATGTAATTGTTGGCGCCGGGGTTGAAGTTGGGCAGGTTCAGGAACCCGTCATCGGGCAGCAGCATCGGTGGGTCCACCGCCTTGGCCAAAGCGCGAAGGTTCAGCTCCTCCATCTTGTTCAGCATCTTGGCGTCGGCCAGCGCGTTGACGCCGGGGCCGGAGCCATAGACCTCGCCCGAGCGCTTGGCCCAGCGCGGGCAGGCGAAGGGGAATTCCTCGAACCGCCCGTGCTCCAGATAGTCCTGCCCGGTGATCCAGCACGTGCTCCAGCCGCCGCGGCCGTCGGGCTCGGTGGCGTGCACGATCGGCACCGGCATGTCGGGCTTCTCGTTGCTGCTGCGCTTCAGGCGGTCGGGCGCGGTGGCTGGCCACAGCCGCAACACCTCGCGCAACGGCAGCTCATAGGGGCGGAACAGCGTGTCCACCACCCCGTCGGCGTTCTGCGCGTAGTAGCATTCGGCCAGCGGAATGGCCTGGAACATCGGCCCCCGGCGGCCCTTGTCGGCGATGAACACCACCGAAGTGCCGAAGCCGCTAATATCCAGATAGCTCTCGTGCAGCGCGGTATTGAAGCCACTGGTGGCCGACTGGAAATAGCCTTCATACAGCACCGTCGTGGCTTCCTCGAACCACGCCTGCACGTCGCGGTCGCCGCGCAGATGCGGCGGCGCGCGCAGCGCAAACCAGCGCAGCGCGGGCGAGGTGAGCATGCCATGCAGCCCGCCGGCGAGCTGCTCCAGCGCCAGCACCGGGTGGGTGTTGAAGATCAGCTGGGTGCGCTTGCTGCCGGCGCTCTGCATCCGGGTGAAGCTGCGCGACGGGATCTGATAATCCGACACCTCCTGCCACAGCGTGTCGTGGTTGGCCCGCGCCGCCTTCAGTTGCCCCAGCCGGGACTGGATGCGCTTGGGGTCCAGGTCCATCAGCCGTGCCTCGTGCCGTACATCCGCGCCAGGGCCGTGGTGCGGGCGGTGGTGAGGGCGTCGATGGCCAGCATGCGCAGGGCGGCGGGGGCGAGGTTGAGGCTCCAGCCTGCCAGCCGCGTGGTCAGCGCCAGCTCCACCGCGGCGATCATCTCGTCCGGCGGCACGTAGGCTGGCGGCACGGTGGCTGGCGGCACGGAGGCTGCGAGAAAAACGGGGCGCCATGGCACATATTCGGTCACTGGCTCACCCCCAACAAAGTGCGGCGGCCATCGCCGGCCGGCGCGAAGCTGCCTGGATTGCCCAGGATCGTGGCGCCGCGCCCGCGCAGCCCGGCCAGGCGCTGGCGCTCGGCCGCCGCCGTGCCGGCCACGTCATCGCGCACCGGCGCCGGCGGCGGGATCACCGGCGCCTGCGGCGGCGGCGCGCTCGGCGAACTGAACAGGCCGCTCATCTAGATGATCCTCCCGCGGTCGCTGCCGGACATGCGCTCAGTCCAGCCGCGTGATGGTGATGCTCGGCCCGGCCACCTCGTTGGTGATCAGCGCCGGGCGCACCGTCAGCGTGCCGGCGGCGCTGGTCACCACGTCGAACACCCGGCTGTTCCGCGCCGAGCCGCGCACCTCGATGCGGGCATTGACATCGAACGCCGCCAGGCCGTTGCTGGTGTCCGCAATGGTGGCCGGCCCGGTGAAGCTGATCCCGGTGCCCACCACCGTGGCGCCACCCTTGTCGCGGGAAATCCTGCCCTGGGTGCGCCGGCTGCTGTTGCCAGCCGCCCCGCGGTCGACGCGCTGGCTTTTACGGGTGCTCATGGAGTGCGGTCCTGTGCTGAAGGCGGCCTAGATGGTGATGGAGAATTTGTCGGCCAACCGGCGCTTCACGAAGGTGTAGATGCGGTCGATCCGCGCCTCGGTCAGCTGCTGGTTGTAGATCGCCGCCCAGGCGACATCAGAGCCGCCCTGCACCAGCGACGACGAGGCGGCGCCGATCTGGTGGGTGCGCGAGGGGTGGACGATGCGCGCGGTGGCCGGCGTCGCCAGGGCCGAGGTTCCGTTCGTCTTGTCGAAGATCGCCCTTCCGTTCGCATCCGCCCCGGCGGAACAGCTTCCGGCCAAGAAGGTCCATAGCGAGAAGTTTGGAACGGTAACAGACGCACCAACCATTGTGGACACGCCCGCCGCGTCGCGCGCCGCGCGAAACGTCACGGTGGCCGCCGGTGTGGCGCTGGGCGTTCCCGTCACCAGGATGCCCGACCCGTAGAAATCGTTCCCAATCGCGCTATAGGCGCCCAGCAGCAACGGCCGCTGGGTGGACACGGCAAAGTCGTTCGACGAACGCGCCACCACCAGCAGCGTGCATGCTGCGGTGTCCACCAGCGTGGTGTCGATCCGGTTGGCAGTCGACGAGAACGAACCGAAGCCGCTGCTGAAGCTGGGGGCGCCGGCCACCGTGGACGCACTGCCGCCGCTGGCCCGGTTGCGGATGCTCGCGGCGCCGCTGGTGCCGATGTGGAACCAGCCGACCAGGCCATCGGCATCCGGCGGCGCGAAGCCCACGGAATTGGCGGCGGCGTCCATCCCCTCGATCGTGATCACGGTTGCCATTGGTCAGTTCTCCACGTCGATCTGTTGCGCCACAGCCCAATTCCACAGCGGATAGCGCCCGCCACTCAGGGTAGGGTTCGTCTCGCCCGCCACCTGGCCGGGTTGGCCGTCCAGGTAGGTGTCGTCGGCCAGCGCCGGATCGCTGTCGCGCACATTGCCGTGACCGCGATGCACGCCGTCGGCGTAGCGCACGCGTAGGCTGAGCCCGGCGGTCGGCGTGTCGGCCAGCGTGATCAGCACTTGCGTCTCGCTCGCCAGCGCCACGGTCTGGATCGCCTGCACAACGCCGGTGGTGGACAGCACGCTGAAGCCTTTGTCGTTTTGCACCACCTGGGTGTTGCTGCCGCCCGTAATCACGCTGCCCACCGCCCAGCCGGCCTGCAGCCAGGGATTGTCGAAGGCAAGCGGCGGGTGCGGCACGTGGAAATCCACCAGCACCTCGCGCCCGCGCAGGCTGGCGCGGCGCATGTGCAACGGCTTCCACCGCTGCCCCAGCGTCAGCGCCCGGAACATCACCTTGCCGAACATCGAGCCCAGCCAGCGATAGCCGTTGGCCACCAGGTGCAGGTTGTTGCTGTCCGGCACCGGGTAGCTCGGGCCGATCATGAATACGCCGCCGTCGTCCAGTGCTGCGGTCAGCTGCGCCATCTGCACGCCCAGCCCGGCGGTGTCGAAATTCGTGTTTGGCGCGGTGGTCTGATAGGTAAAGATCGCCGGCGGGTCAGCCTGGCCGGTCTCGGCGAGGGCATAAATGCGCACGTCGGCGATGATGTCGCGCAGCCGGGGCAGGTAATAGGCGCTGGTCTGGGTCTGGTCGCTCTCGCCCTGAAGCCACAGCAGCCCCACCACGCCATAGTCGCCGCTGGCCGCAGTCGCGATGTCGTGCGTCTGCGCCATCAGCGACACCAGGCGATTGAACAGGTCGGGGCTGGCGCCTTGCTGCAAGGCAGCGACCGCCTGCCCGCCCACCGCAGCACCTGATCCCACCATCAGGTGGTCGGCATCCGCCTGCACGCCGCGCCAGGCCAGCGTCATCCGGCGATAGGTGTTCAGGCATCCGTGCAGCACGGTTTCGTTGCTGGTGCCGTTGGTGGCGATCAGCGGATTGAACTGCGCGGTGCTGGTGATCTGATAGGTGGGCGGGGTGGCGTTGTTTGCGCCCGGCATCGAATTGTTCACCGAGGTGGTCTTGGTGCCCACCATCAGGTTGCCATACTTGGCCGCCGTGGACAGGGTGGGGCTGCCTTCCGAGCCCTGGCCGAGCGACTGGCCATAGATCATCACATGGTTGTATTTCCACACCGGCCGCGCGGTGGTGAGGTCCAGTGTGAGGGCGATATTTCCGGATGCGCCCAGGTTCTCGCCGTTGCGGGCGGTGATCTCGGTGTCAGTGTGCGTGGTGCTGCCGCCTTCCGCGCCGTCGGCGGCGAAGCCGGCCGGGGCGCCGGCGGCGTCCCATTTGGCGAAGACTTCGCCATAAGGGTCGGCGAAGATCAGGGCGGCGGCGTTGCCGTCGTCGACCACGCCCATCGTGCCCAGCGTGGCTTCTGTAGCGATCAGCGTGCCGATCGTCGCCTCGGTCATCGCGGCGCTGTCGAACACCGGGCCGTCGGGGCCTACCGTCAGCCCGAGAATTTTTGCTTCGTTTGCGCCGAGCCGCGCAATGACCTCGCCATAAGGGTCGGCGAAGATCAGTTCACCCACTGCCGACTGGTCGCTGCTGTAGCCGGTCCCTGCAATTGTCGCGTCGGTTGCGGTCAATGCGTCAATCGTCGCCGTCGCCATGTCAGCCGCGGCGAAGGCGGGGCCGGCCGGCCCCACCGTGAAGCCGTTCATGATCACCTGGTCGGCGCGCAGGCGCAGGATCACTTCGCCGTAAGGGTCGGCGAAGTCCAGTCCTTCGCCAGTGGCGAAGTTGCTGGCCAACGCCGCCATTGGCAGCGTCACCCGGGTGAAGGCGCCGGAGCCGGAGGCGCCTGGAATGCGCGTCCAGGTGCTGGGGCCGCGCAGCGCCACGTCGCCAACACCCCATGTCGTGATGCTGTTTAGCGCAGTGGTGCCCTCGACCGACACCACATAGGCATCCCCGGCGGTGCCGCTGCCGCTGGACAGCGTGGGGGTATTGGCGCTGGCATTCCAATCGCCCAGCGGGGTGCCCAGCACGCTGGCCGGCCCGGCCTGCCCCTGGGCACCGGCGGCGCCCAGCGGGCCGGTGGCGCCGGCCGGGCCGATCACGTTGCCGGCCACGAACTGGGCGCCGGTGGCCACCGTCAGCACCAGGTCGCCGGCCGGGCTCACGGTGGCACTGATCACGCCGCCGGCGGCAGCGATCTGGTCGACATAGCGCGCAGTGGCGGCCTCCAGGTCATCGAGCGGATCGGCGGGCAGGAACACCCGGCCTTCGTGCCGCACGTCGTGCGGCACGATGGTAAGCGTGTGCGGATCGCGCCTGTTGCTGCGGGTGCCGTTGCTCACGTCACCATTCCACAACGAGGCAGACGCCGCCGGCCCCGGCGCCGCCGGGTCCGCCGAGGGTCGAGCCCGCCCCGCCGCCGCCGCCGCCGCCGCCATAGCCCGCGCCGGTGCCCCCCGCCGCACCGTTCACCCCCGCGCCGGCGCCGCCGCCGCCGCAGCCGGATGCCGTCATGCCAGCCATCACCGTCTGCACCGTGGGCGCCGAGGCGACGTTGCCGGCCACGCCGGCCGCCGCGGCGGCGGCCGAGGTCACAGTGCCGCCGGGGTAGAGTGCGGCACCACTTGCCGCACCACCCTGGGCCACGGTGGCATTGAACCCGCCGCCCGCGCCGCCGGCGGATGCCGAGCCGACATAGGCGGCCCCCCCGGCCGCGGCCGTGCCGGTGGCGCCGCTGCCGCCGCCGCCCGATGCCCAGCCGATTATTGTGGAGCGCGTCCCCGCCACGCCGGTTCCGCCCGCGGGCGCGATGCCATTGGCGCCGAGGCCGCCGGTGGTGGTGCCAAAACTGCCCAGCGACGTCGACGCATAGGCGCCACCGCCGCCGCCCGATGTCGCGGACAGACTGCCGGGTCCGCCGCCGCCGCCGCCGCCGGCGCCCAGGAACGCGCCGAAGGTGGTTAAGCCGCCGCGCCCGCCAGCCCCCGCGCTGCCGCCAGAGGGCGTGACCCCCGAAGCGCCGGCCACGCCCGCGGCGCCGACGGTGATCGCCACCGTGGCGGGCAGCGACACGGCCGGGAACACCGCCCAGGCGGTGCCGCCCCCACCGCCGCCGCCGCCGCCCGAACCGCTGCCGGGCGTGTAGGTGCCGCCGAAAGCCCCGGCGCCGCCGCCACCCACCACCTTGACAGCCACGAAACTGGCATAGGGGTTGCGGGTATAGGTGCCGTCAACCGTGAAGGTCGTTACCTTGCGCGCCCTGGCCAGGTTCAACATCAGCCAATCATTGCCAAACATGATCCGCGCTCCCTAAGCGAAGTCGCGCGTGAGCAAGATCAGCGTGCGCGCCGCACCCTGGTTTGCCGGCACCGCCGAGGTCCCGCTTTGCAGCCGGAGCCAGTTGTGGCTGCGGATCAGCCCCAGCGGCAGCACGATGCGCTGCCCGGCCAACACCGTCAGCGTGATCTCCACGCCCAGCGCATCGAACAGCGGCAGGAAGGTTCCCGCCTCCGTGGCACTCGCGGCGAACGACAACCCGCCCGCCGTCCAGGCGGCCGGCATGGTGATCGCCTCGCCCATCACGCCGTTGAGCTGCCGGGCGTCGGACAGGCTCGCCCCGTTGGCGATGGTGAATTCAAGGTCGGCGGTGCGCACGGGCATGGTCAGCCTCCAGCTTGGGCGTAAGGGTCGTAGGCGGGGGAGTAGGCGGGCAGGCTGGTGGCGCGCGCGTGCTCGGCACCGCGGCGCTGGCGGATCGCCACGTCCTCGCCGCCCCAGCTCATGCCGTATTGCAGCGCGTCGTGCGGGTGGCTCTCGGCGGTCTTGTCGGCCTTTTCGCTGTAGCGCGCGGCGGTGCCCTGAACCTTCTGGAAGCGATATCCGGCGTTGAACCCCGCGCGCAGCACGCGGCATTCAGGGTTGAGCTGGAACGCGGGCAGCCCGTCGATCAGCAGCGACAACGGCCGGCGCACCGCCTCCCACCGCGAGGTGGGATCGTTGGTCGGCGCCGGGCTGATCGGGATACCGGACTGCGCTGCCACGATCTGCGACCAGTCTTTTTCGCCCGCCGTTTTGTCGGCGCCATACAGGGCCGAGGGATCGCAGATGCCGGTGATCGCGGCGTGCTGCGGAAAGCGCGTGCGCAGTTTCTGCGCCAGCATGTCGCCGAAGCGGCGTGCGCCGGTGCCCTGCGAGGTCACCAGCTCGGACAGGACCAGCCACTTCCCGGATGGCAGGCGCTGCTTGAACGTCGCTGCCGGCGAGCCACCGGCATCAAGCCCGACGATCAGCGGCAGCGGCGGGACGCCGGGATGATTGTCCGGGGCCAGGTGCACCAGGTCGTTGAACTCGCCGTAAACCGGCTTCCCGCTGCGGTCGAAGCCCGGCAGGTTATGCACCATGCGCCGCGCCATCCATTCTTCGAGAACCCCAAGCTGCCCCGCATAGTAGTCGGGCGGCAGGTTGGCGAGGTTCTCGGCGCCGGGTTGCAATGCGCCGGGCTGGCGGAACAGGGCGATGCCCTTGCTGCGCAGCTCCTCGGGCGTGGCCAAGAACATCTGGTCGTAGAGATAGCTATCAATCACCGGGGCGTTGCAGTCCCCCAGGATGCCGGCCCAGCTGGGCCCGCCTTCCTCCATGTCCGGGAACCGTCCAACGCGCGTCGATGCCTGCTGGAACACGTCCGGCGACAACAGATCCATTTCGTTGAGGTAGAAGGCCGTGGGCTCGTAGCCGCGCATCACGTCTTCCACCGCCTGGTCGCCGATGGCGACGAAGTCCACGTGCAGGCGCACCCAGGTGCGGTCGGGCAGCGCGAAGGTCAGGATATGCACGGCCGGCGCGTTCACCGCCCCGTTGAAGGTGCCGATGGTCTGCGGGAAACGCTTGAACCAACTGGCCATGGTGGAGCGCCACAGCTGCCGATAGGTGTCGCGCACCACGCAAAGCTTGAACTTGCGCACCGGCCACATCTCCTGACCATCCGGCGAAGCCTGTTTGTCGCGAGTGGATGGGCGCTGGGTGGAGGCGAGATACACCGCCTTCATGATCGCGGCCGTCGTCTTGCCCGACCCCACCGGCCCGTTGATGATCGACACCCGCGAGCGGTCCTGCATGAACCGATCGGCCACCGGGCCGGGCGCCTTCCAGCCGAGCCGGATGTGCGGCGCGGCGCTCATCCCTCCCCTTCCCCCGTCTGGATCAGGCCCGGTATTCCGTGCGCATCGAAAACCTGCCCTTCGGGAGAAACCACTGCGGCAGGGGCGGACAGATGGCGGCGGGTCGGAAAACCGCCCCCCCCGGGGGTCGCCGGCGCGCGGCCAAGCCCGTGCGCCTG